ACTATTATAGCCAAGTCCAATTTATGATGGGTATGTCTAAAATGGTTGAGTGTCTGTTCATAGCATATAATAAAAACACCTCAGAGTACCACTCCGAATTAGTCAAGTACGATGAGTTCCATTACTACGGATTACTAGCTAGAATTGAGTTAGTATTAAATGGTGATGCGAGAAAAATAAGCAACGTCCCTAGTGATTGGAGATGTAGAGGATGCTTTAAGAGAGAAATATGTTGGGAAGAAAGAGAACCAGAACAGACAATGAAAACTTGCACGAACAACAAACCGACCAAGGATGGGAAGTGGGAATGCCCGAAGGGTTGTCAAGAGGAGTGTCTGGAATGGAAACAATATCGTCCAATGCCAAAGAATTAAACTATCTAGCTAGTCCATACTCTTTAAATGGAACTGCTGATAGAGGCATATTAAGGACAAGGTATGAGCAGAACGCAAGGTGTTCGCTTAAACTAACTATGCAAGGTCTTAATGTTTATAGCCCTGTGGTTTATCATCACGCAATACAAGAGGTTTGTGGCTATGTAGATAGACCAACTAACTTCTGGTTAGAGCTAGACTTTGGTATACTAAAACTAGCATCTGGTATGTTTGTTTTACAGCTAGACGAATGGCAAAGAAGTATTGGAGTTAAAAGAGAAATTGAATTTGCTAGAGAGAATGATATACCTGTAACATTTATCCATCCAGACGCATACATTTTAACAGGGAAGGACGATGGCAAAACAAATTAAGGTCGACATAATAAAACTAGAACACGAGATTGCTAGTGTTAGAGACCGAATACGTGATATCGAATGGCGAATAGAGAATGGCGAGAACGTAGTACGTGATGCTAGGACTAAAGCTATTGACAAACTAAGACACTTAAACAATGAACTATTAAAATTAAAGGTAGAACTATGCCAAACCTCATCGGTATCTCTGGGCTAATAGGAAGTGGAAAAACTCTATTAGCAGATACATTATGTGCTGAACATAATTACCAGAAAGTAAAGATGGCATCTCCAATTAAAGAGATGTTGTTATCAGTTGGATTAACTCAAGAAGATATAGAAGGTGAGACCAAGGAGATACCTAACAAGTTATTGTGTGGTAAATCTCCTAGGTTTGCTATGCAAACATTAGGTACTGAATGGGGAAGAAACCAAATTGGTAGTGATGTATGGGTTAATCTTTGGGGAGCCAAGGTAGAAACATTAATGTCAATGAACTCTAATGTAGTTTGTGATGACATAAGATTTCCAAACGAAGTAGAAAAGATACAACAAATGGGTGGAATTGTGGTTCGTCTGAGCCGAGGCGTGGTCCAGCAGCAAACACATTCTACTGAAAATCAGCAATTAAACTACAACATCTTGTTAGATAATAATGGAGACATACAAGATGTAGTGTCTACCTTATTTAAAATGTTATGATAAAAGTATTACAAGGTAATTGTTTGCAGGTCCTTGACACATTACCAGACGAACACTTCCATACAGTTGTTACATCACCTCCATACTATGGACTACGTGATTACAACACAGGAACTTGGGTAGGTGGAGACCCTAAATGTCCACATAAAAGATTATCAAAGATAAGTAAAGATACTGCGACTGGTCATATGGGTATGTATGAAAAGGGAGATGTAGTAGGAGATGCTATCTATAAGAAGAACTGTCCTTTGTGTGGTGCTATACGTAAGGACGAACAGATTGGATTAGAAGAAAGTCCACATCAATTTGTAGAGAACCTAGTAAAAGTATTCAGTAAAATTAAGAGGGTATTAAGAGATGACGGAACAGCTTGGCTTAATTTGGGCGACACTTATTCGTCCTATAAGGATAGTAAAAGTATATCACAAACTGTGGCGAAGGGAACACAATCGGAACAAGCACACGTAATGCCAACGAATGCTAGTAGAAATACTGCACTAATGAAGAAGGCAGGATTTAAAAACAAAGAACTAATGGGTATACCTTGGAGGGTTGCCTTGGCTTTACAAGATGATGGGTGGTATTTGAGACAAGATATTATCTGGCACAAACCTAACCCTATGCCAGAGAGTGTGCAAGATAGGTGTACTAAATCACACGAGTACATATTTTTATTAACAAAGAATGAACGATACTTTTATGATGCGTTCAGTATATATGAGGATGCAGAGTATAAAGGTAAGGCAAGAGGTGGCTCTACTAAAAGATATGAACAGAATAAATTTGGTGGAGACAATAAAGAATACGATAAGAGAAACAAAAGAAGTGTATGGACTGTTAATACTGCACCATTTAAAGCGGCTCACTTCGCAGTATTCCCACCAGATTTAATAGAGCCTTGTATAAAGGCAGGTTGCCCAGAACAATGTTGTGCAAAATGTGGCAAACCATACAAAAGAAAGCTAGAAAAGACTAGAGTAGCTAGACACGAACTTCCTAAAGATGACATACGCTATAGACCTAAGAGTTATAATGGTGCTTATGAAGAGATAAACGGCAAAGGAGATGCAGGATATTCTCAGACGAAGGACTTGGGGTTAACAAAGGGATGTGATTGTGATACAAAGGAAGTAGTAAATGGTCGAGTGCTAGACCCATTTGGGGGTGCAGGAACTACTGCTCTAGTATCTGACCGTAATAATAGAGATGCAACTGTGATTGAATTAAATAAAGACTATGTTAAAATAGCAGAGGAAAGACTTTATAAGGATGCACCGTTGTTTAACACATTGGAGAAATAAATGTTATCATTACTAGGTTCAGTTTTAGGTTTCGGTACCTCCTTCCTTCCCAAAGTATTAAGTTTTTTCGAAGAGAAAAGAGACCAAGCTCACGAGCTAAGACTGATGGATAAACAACTTGAGCATAAAGTCAAGTTGGGTGAGCAGAAGCTACAGTTTATGAATGTCGAAGCAGACATTAGAGAGACTGAAGCATTACAAAAAAACCAAGCTCAAATGACGATGAAGTCTAGTACGTGGGTAGTCAACTTGTCAGCAAGTGTGAGACCCATTATGACGTACTTATTGTTTATTGAGTTTATGTTATTAACCTTTATGTTGGCTTTCGGTTGGGTCAATCTAGAGATGTATAATCGTATTTGGTCAAACGAAATACAAGCAGTATGGGCAGCAGTTGTTTCATTCTGGTTTGGTCAAAGAAGTTTTAATAGGAAGTAATATGAAAATATTTGGTAAGACTATCGCTGATTGGAAAACTTGGGTATCTACACAATCTCTGTATTACAGAGAAGGTATCATAGGTTTTGCTATTGGTTTTGTTGTTGGAATGATTTTGTTCTAATGGTTATAAACCAAGAAGGATTAGATATCATAAAATCTTTTGAAGGTTATTCCTCGTCTGTATACCTATGTCCAGCTAATCGCTGGACTATAGGTTACGGAAGTACTTGGGATATGAATGGTAAATCTATTACTAAAGACCAACCTCCTATCACAGAAGAAGAAGGTGAGAACCTATTAAGACGAGAGTTAACTCATTGTTATCACGCAATAGGAAAGTTAGTTACTGCTGAGATAGATGAGAATATGTTCTCTGCTCTATGTTCTTTTATATTTAATGTGGGTAGTGGGAACTTCCAAAGTTCTACTATGCGTATGAAATTAAATCGTGGTGAATATCTTGGAGCCTCTGATGAATTTCCTAAATGGCGAAAAGCAGGAGGACGCATACTAAAAGGATTAGTACGTAGGAGAGGTGTGGAGAGAGAGCTTTTTCGCACGAGCCTCTAATCATTTCCATCGCTCTAACAAAAGCCATCATTAAAAAGTTTTCCTAAATTTCCAGTTAAAGTGTTTGCTATTAGTTTCTGGGTTGTAATTAAAATCAAAACTATGACCACCTTTATCAAAGCCAACACCTAGATTATCTACTACTTTATCTCCGTATTCAATCTTAGGAGGTGCTCCATATTGTTGCCATTCTTGGGGGAACTTTACTCCACCATCATAAGCATATCCACTTGCAGACAACCTTAACATAGCCTCTTGTATTAATTTATCTATTGGGATTGATGCTTCTACTCCAGCATCCATACTAAAATCTTTCGTCTTAACTCCTGAAGGTTGCTGTTGGTATGATAGGTCTCCACCACCCTCTGCATAAACCTTTAAGTATTTAGCTAACTGTTCGAAGTCCACTATTGACCTCCCTGTGCACCCATATATTGCATCACAGCTTGACCTATAATATCTTCTAGACTTCCTTGTGATTGTTCTTCTGGAACTCCTAACTGTGGAGCTTTGTTCATATATTGTCTAAACATATTAACAATGTTCTGTATTTCTTCTTCACTCATATTCTCCATCAAACCCTCTGGCATACCCGTCATACCCTCTGGACCTATCTGTGGCATTTGCACAGGAGGAACTGCATTAGGGTCTGGCTCTATCATTGGCATATCTACAGGTGGTATACTAGGATTAGGCATTATCTGAGGCATAGGCACAGGTTGTGCATTAGCCATCTGTCCTTGATTAGCATATAACTCATTTAATCTATTACCAAAATTATTCATATTCACATTCCTTTTTTAAATAACAGTATAGCTAAAATTAATACTGCTGTCGCACCCACTATGGTTAGAATAGTTACTACCCAAGTATTAACTTCCTCCATCTTTTTACGGTGTGCTACCCTTCGTCTGGCTTCTGCCTCCTTCGCTTCTCTTATTCGTCTAGCCCGTTCTGCAATAATTCCAGCCCAAGTACCGTGTCCAAAGCGATAATCTATTAGCGTTGCTATTTCCTGCATCTGCTCTTGAGCAAGTTTAGCATTGATTGTTTCTTCTGCTACTGATGTATGTGAGAATGGGTCAAGAGATTTATACTTACCCATTCTTTTTTTTTGTATATGTTTCTCTCCATCGAATAGATTGTCTATGTGTTTTGCTAAAGCACCAACATCGTTAGCACTACCAACCAACTCCTTGATTGCCTTGGTTGCTGAATTGACTAATGCAATTCCTGTCAGAACTTCTGCAATTACCACTACTGTTTCCCATATTTAGCTAATGCTTTCGCAATACTTCCCTCTATTGATGTCCCACCTTTATATTGAGCTTCTAATCTTTCTGCTAAAGTTTTATAAGAACCACCAGATGAACCAGAACTTCTTTCACCTGCGACAGTATCTACGATATCTTCAGTTAC